GCACATTGTCCAATAAGTATTGAGTAGGCGGTACTAACATCAAGCGGCTTGGGGGCGATGCCTGAGTTGGTGGACATTGAACCGCTATTGGACTGGCGCACCCCGTTAGCATAATACTGGCGCAAAAGAGAAAGTTTCGCATCGTATTCCTTTTGTATGGAAGTTGTGGTTAATTCTTGTTGTTTTTTAATGGATTCGACATGGGCTTCTTGCGCTTTGGCGGCGTTTGCAATTTCCTTTTTGTAGTCCATGTAATCACGATTACGCAAAGCCCAGCCACCAGCGAAAGCCATAAATACACATACAGCAAGAATACCAACTTTGAAGTAATCAATCATTTATCTTCCAAGGGCTGAATCGTTAAAAAGCGTAATATAGCAACAATAATTCCAATAACAACAAGGAACATACCATAATATCGAGGGTCAATAACATTTTGAACATACGAAAAATTGTCATATAAAGCACCAAAAACAACCAAAAGAAAAGAAAACCACATTGTTTTTGATTTCATCATGTGTTTTATTTCCAATGGATTTTTATTAAATCTATAGAATAATAAATAAGAGCTAATGCGCCTGAACTGATTAGACCAATAAATGTTTTTTCAATAACGGCTTTGCGGAAAGCGGCTTTTTTAGCTTCCGCTTCTATTGCTAATCGTACCCATTTAACTTCATCGTCTGATAAAGGATGTTGCTCTACGGCTTCGGAAATTACTTCTTTAAGAAGCGTTACTAATTCTTCTTTATCAAGTTGATTTAAAGCCATAAAAACTCCAGATAATTGGGTTTGTTAATAAATCTTATCTTATCTGGAATTTAAAGGCATTTTAACACTTCTTCTGGAGAAGTAAATGCTTCGGCTTTATATTCAGTAAAATCCCACCAAAGGAATTGATTAAGGGCTAATGTTGCCCTATCTTTAAGTAAATTGGTGTTTTCAGGATGCCCAAAAATTAATGGGTCTGATACTGACCATAGAACAATACCTGGCTTGCCCTCACTCCATGCTAGATGCTGAAAAAAACTATCAATTCCAATCCAAGTGCGACAATCCTTAATAAGCTGTCTTAATTCAAGCATAGTCAAACCTTTGCGAAAATCATTTACAAGTTGTTCTTCACCTTCTATACCAATCTGAATAATAGGCTCATTAATAAGGGCTATTAATTCTTCCCAATAAGGATAGTTTTTAGGGTTCTGCTTGCCGTTCATTAATGGTTTGGCATAGGGATGTATCAGAATCATAAATAGAGCTTCCTATAAGCGTTTTCAAGGCTATCTGTCCATTTCCATTGATCCATCTTTTTATAAATGCTGTAATGGTCAATATTGCCAAAAAGGTCTATAGCTTCGGCTATAGATCGCCCAGGGATTATTTCAGGATAGCAAGTAAAGACCATAGGATTATGGATGTCTGGCAGAATATGGCTAAAGACAATATGATCCCCAATACCACAATTAAGCACCACAACTGTTTTATCAGAATATTTGATAGTATTTTTAAATATTTTTTCATCATGTATATACATTTCCTGTTTTGTTTCGCTTCTTATGCCGCCTTCTGGGTTCTTCATGTGCAAAGATTGAGCATGAGGAACAGCTAAAATCTTATATCCTTTTTGATGCAAACCATAAGTAAATAATGTTTCTTCTCTATGTGCCACCCTTGATAGCCCAAGATTGTAGTCATGCACTCCAGCACGATATAGAAATGAACAATGCAGATGTTCTACTGCTTTTGTTTGCTTTATATCATTCCATTGAATATTTGGTTCTGAATCAATATCTGCAATTTTGCCAGTAGATTGACTTGTATCAAATATATTTGGTGGAGTTAGTATTGAGCCACCAACTGCGCCTACATTCTTAATAGTTGTATAAACCAAAAGATTGCCAAGGACATTGGGTTCTGGGATGCAATCATCATCTACACGCCAAACCCAATCGTAGCCCATTTCATTAGCTTTTTGGTGAATATAATGCTGACCCTTTTTTTCAGCAAATAACCATTCCCACTTTACGCCTTTCATATCAAGCATTTGAAAGAAATATTGATAAATCATTTCTTGTCGCATATCTTGTGGCTCATCATTGTCATCAAATATCACCAGCTTATCTGGTAATGTGTTTTGATTAATAATGGCTTGAAGAACTAAAGGCAAGGTAGTAAAGTATCGCCCCCTAGTAGCTACCGAACATAAGACTTTAGACATTATCCCACCGACATAACATCAGATTACAGCGATTTTCAGGTGTAATCTCTTGCAGCACACCTGATACTTTGCCGTGTTCATTGATATAAACAAACTCAAAATCAGGAAAATCTTTTTCTGTTAATCCATGCAACTTGTGATGTTCACCCCAAAAACCTTTTGGCTCATTGTGCGGCACAGTAATTAAAAGCCTATGGCAATGTTTTTGTAGCTTTTTTACAACAGAAAGCCCATTATCAAGATGCTCAATGATTTCAAAAGCAATAATAGTGTCGTAATCCCCTAACTTATAGGTATTTACATCAGCTTGCTCAAACTCACGCTTGTAGCCCCATTCTTGCTCTTTAGCGACTGAAACAATAATAGGGTCGTAATCTAAACCTAAATAATTAATGTTATTAGGAAAAAACTGTGAGCCATATCCAGTTGAGCAACCAATTTCTAAAATATTATTGCCCCATAGATTTTGATTAGCCCATAGATACCTTGTAGTTTCCCTAGAAAATACTGGGTCGCCTTTGAGAAATACGGCTCTTTCAAAATTGTTGCTTAATCGCCAGCGATACCATTCTGGGTGGTGTTCTTTTGCTAATTGCAAAACATGAATCTCAAGAATCTTATCCCATTGTGTAGCAACATCTAATCCATATATTGTTTTCATTTTATTTTATTGCTTTATTCCTCAATAATATAAACCCATTAGCAATCTTCTGCTCCAGCGTAGTCAGAGAAAGTCTTTAGCACTTCATAGATAGCTGGAATAAATGCCTTGCCTTCTGGTAAGTCGGCTAGTCCAATGTAATAAGCGTTTTCTTTAACTGTTGCCATGTTGCTATGTCTTGCATCTTCATTGTAATAAATAGCTACTTGCACTTGAATTTGGTCTTTTGTGCCAAAAAAGTTAGTAATTCGTGCATAAGCATCAGGTGCTGGTGCGCCAAATTGGGTTTGAACAGATAATCGTAAAGCCATGATGTTGCTCCTTAAAGTTTAAAATATAAGCTATTAATACACTATTAGTTGAGTTTAGGGGTTATTTATAATCTATTAATAAGTGACTTCTGAAGTTTCTACCCTACAGACTGTCCTAATAGTAGTTGCTGCCGCACCTGTAAAAGTGATAGTTAAGCCGCCATTGGTTGTGTCAGCAGTTGCCGCCAATGTCCATGCGGATGTTCCAGTATCAGATGCTACTACTGTTGTTGTAGGTGAACCAATTAGCCTTGTTCCTGCTACACCTGAAGTTCTCATAATAGCCCCTTCAATAGTCCATGCTTTAGTTAAAGAAGTCGCTGTTATTGTTCCTGCAACTGTTTGTGCGCCAGTTGTAGCATTAGCATATTGGACTGTAGTTGTAGTGCAAGCCGTTACTGTATAAGTTCCGTTAAATCCTGTAGGAGTTACACCAGCCACTACAATCGTTTGTCCTACTACGAATGGGGCTACAGTTTGTGCCGCAAAAGTAATGGTAGCTGTACCAGCCGCACCAGCGGTAGCAGTAGTAGCTAAAGAAAACTGAGCCGTTGAAATTGCTTTGGCTTTGTAATAATAAGCAGAGTTATTAGGTAGTATTACTTGGTTTGTTGAACCTGCTGCACCGCCATCACAAGTTAATACTGTGGCCGTAGCATCAGTTGTTTGTTTTCCAAGATTTAATAAACCAGCTTGAATAAAGCCAACGCCAGCACCAAATGGAATATTACTTGCCGCAAAAACATGGTTTGCAATAATACTTCTTGTTGTTCCGTTTGTACCGCCAGCTACAAAAGAAAAAGCACCATTTGCAGTATTTGTTTGCCCGCCGACAACAGATGAAATGCTTGCAGAAGCAGTATTTGAATTGCCGCCAGCAATAACGGACTGTAAACCACTTGCTGTATTAGAAGAACCACCACTTACAGTAGATTTTATGCCACTTGCAGTATTGGTTGTACCACCACCAACAAAAGACCAATCACCACTAGCTGCATTCCTATTAGCCGCAGTACCAGCATCACCACCACCACCGATAAATGAATAACTACCTGTAGCTTGGTTATTACCACCGCCTACTACTACTCCATGAGGTGTGTAGAAAGATAGAGTGCTTGTAGATGAGCCTGATGCGGCTTGGGAAAGAGTTAAAGCAGTTCCTGATATGGCGGCTACATAGGTGTTATTAGCTATGCTTGTGCCAACTATAAATTGCCCAACTTTGATTGAAGCGTTTGAACCTGATAGCGTTACGGCTGTCGTAGCGTTCATTGTTCCGCTTTGTGTGGTTACTGCCGCATTTGCCGTTCCGCTATTAGTAAAGCCACCACCAATAAAGTTGTAATAGCCTGTTGTTGTATTTAATGCACCACCGCCAATTGCGCTATAAGCACCTGAAGCTGTATTGCTATTTCCACCAGCAATAGTTGCAGCAAAGTTACTAGCATTATTAAATTGCCCGCCAGCAACAGTTGCAGAACCAGCACTTACTGTATTTGATTGACCACCTCCAAGAGTTGCCGCAGGACCTCCGCTTGCAACAGCAGTTGCCGCTGTTCTACTTGTCTGCCAATCAACAGCATTAGCACCCCTAGCATTACCACCTACTGTAGATGATGTAGTAGCTTGCGCTTGTAGTGCGCCTGTTCCTGCTGGAGAAACATATAAAGCACCATTAGATTCTAGTCCTAGACCAGCAACTCCGCTAAAGGATAGGGTAGGAGTTCCGTAGATTGCTGTAGTTGTTGTGGGGGTGTAGGTGTTGGTTGTTGTTCCAACCTCTGATTGTGCTCCATATAAATATACATAAGTAGATGTTCCTGTATAAGTTGGCGCTCTAGTTTCAGATGATGTATCAGACAAATATATACTAAAAGAATCAGTTCCAGAAGCAATGCAAGTGACTGTTATAGAGCATCTATACCATCCATTTCCAACAGAAGTAATTGTTGCTGTAGCTGTTGAGCCTACAGTTCCTAATGCACCCGAAGAAATATTAAAATTGGCATAAGAACTAAATCCAAACGCTGTTCCGCCAACAACTAATTGAATATTATTTCTTGTTCCATTTTTTGCGTAAATGCTATATGTATAAGTAACTCCATTTACAACGCTAATTGCAGTTGAAAATATTCTATGAGTTGATGTTGATGTATCTTCGGTTAAAATAAAAGCATTAGAACCGCCAGTAGGGTCTGTGGTTGCGACAGTAGTTGCTATTGTTGTGTTATTTACTGTCCAAGCCGCATTAGTAAAAGAATTTGATTGAGTTACAAAGTTCTGCCCAGTACCTTTTAATACTTCTGTCTGTCCTGTAATAGTGGTAAATGTACCTGCGGCTGGGGTAGTGCCACCAATAGCAGGTGGACTAGATAAATCTAAAGTACCGCCTAAAGTTAAGTTTCCGCTAGAGGTAACTGTACCGCTCAAACTAATACCTGAAACTGTACCTGTACCACTTACAGAAGTAACAGTTCCTGTTGTTGGTGTTGACCATTGTGGAGCAGTTGCGCCAGCATTAACTGTTAATACTTGT